CCTGTACTTACACCAACATTATGATCTAATGAAGACTTATGAATATAACTATTGAAATTACCTTTATCATTATTGAAAACATCAAAGGTTCCAGTAGAATTACCAAACCTTAAACCACCAGTACTATGTCCAATACCAAGAGATTGTCCAATACTTACTGTTGATACACCAACTTCACCAACAAATTGAACAAAAGATTCAGGTTTCTTAACTTCAAGATCACTTGTAGGATTAGTAGTTCCAACACCTACATTATTTGAATATAAAAGATTTGTTGTAGTTAATCCTGTTATCTCTAATCCTTTAACTGTACCAATTCCAGTATTAGTAAAGGATTCTGGTTTAACACCAGTTAATCCACTAGCACCACCACTGAAAGTTATTGCTGAAATCTCACCATTGATTGAAGCACCATCTCCTATAAAATTAGTTCCATGAAATGAAGTTGCATATATTGATGTACCATTTGTCCAAACTGATGAACCAGATTCTACTAATGTATTACCAGCACCAACATAAGGAATACGATACTGAGTTGTAAGACTTTCTGCACTCAGTATATCTGCAGTAATAGCACCAGTAACTCTTGCATTACCAGTTACAATTAATTGTGTTGTAGCACCACCAACAACAACATTATTGAGAGTAGAAATACCAGATGCAATAACATCTTCTGCAAAGAAAGTACCTCCAGTTACAGTTGTAATTCCTGCAAATGTTGACATTCCACTAACAAATACATAACCACTATATGTGGCAAGTCCCACAACAGTAGATATTCCAGTTGCAAATAGATCTTTAGTTGTTGTTAATCCACTTACAGTAATATTTCCTCCTGTAATACCAACACCCACATCACTTACAGGATCATTACCAATTTGAAGTTGATAATCATCAGATGCAGTTGTTCCAATACCAATATTAAATGAAGTTGTTAAACCTGAACCTTCATATAATTGATTCCAACCCGTATTTCCAATACCAAGTAATTCACTACCATCACCTACAAATTTGGTTGCTGTTATAATACCAGTGGCAGCATCCATTGTGATGCCCGTACCAACCGTTACAACTCCAACTACTCCAATATGATTGAAGGAAGAAATTCCAGAAACTCTACTATCTCCCAGAACATCAAGTTCTTTATTTGGTTGTGAAGTCCCTATTCCTACTAATCCACTAGGATTTATAACGAAATTATCATCGTCAACCTGTACCCCATTTCTAAAATTGAATGACTTAGTATAATTTGCCATTATTTCTTTTTAGTTATTTATCTGTTTTTCAATAGCATCTAATCTATCCTCATTCCTTTTCTGAGTTTTCCCAGTTGGTTTCGGATGTGCCATTGATTCTAGTTTTTCAACTTTAGCAGAGAGTTCTTTAATAGACTCAATTAGTAATGGTACTAATTTCTCGTACCTTACTGCCTTAAATCCATTATCTCTCGTAGTAGTCAATCCAGGAAGATCAAGTGCCTCAATTTCTTGTGCGATTACACCAACTTCACTACCTTCTTTAGTAGTATTTGCATTCCAATCAAATGTATTACCACTAATTGATTTAACTTTATCTAGTGCCTGTTTGATAGGTGAGATATTATCTTTTAAGTTTCTATCAGAAGAATAGAAGGCAGTAATATCATCAGTTACTAGAAGAGCTCCAGTAACTGTTGCTCCTGTTTGAGTGGTTTCAAATTTTTTACCAGCACTAGTTGATCCTCTCCAGTGAAGTTTTACACCAGCATCAGTATCAAATACAGCACTACTAACACCATTCGCATCTTCAATTTCAACTGTGTTTCCACTCCTTATGGAGATTGATTTGGAACCTGAGTGAAGAACACTATGTCCAGTATCAGAATGATCATAATATATCTCAAAATCTTTATCAGTACCTAATAGTATCTTTTTATCATCAAGAAGACCTAAATTAGTTCCATCAAAAGTTAAGTCTGGATCATCAGTTATTTTTCCACCAGTTGAAACAAGTGCAACACGACCTGAAGTTAAACTAGTATCTGTTAAAGATCCAGTTACATTACCAGTTAGTCCACCATCTGCTATTATAGTATTTGTGAATGTAGAACTACCAGTAATATTAAGACTACCACCAACATATAAGTTTTCACTAATACCAACACCACCAGTAACTTGAAGAGCACCAGTATTTGTACTACTAGAACTAGTTCCAGATTTTATTTTTACAGGTTTCTTTTTAAATTGAGTTTCATTATTAAATGTAACTGGACCATCAAATTCAGATAGTGATGTCTGAGATGTACCACCCTGAACAACAATTCTTTCATTTACAATTACTTCATCAAACCAAACACTTAACCTTGCAGGATCTTCTCCAGCAACAGTTGGAATTGGAGTGTCAAATGTAACTTCTTCACCTGTTAGAGCAGATTTCTTCTGATTTCCAATATAGAAATCACCCTTACTATTCATACCAGTGTAGACAACTGCACCAGCACCTCTTTCTTGTGATTGTGATAAGAACTCTTCTTGTTCAGTAAGAGTTTTTACCTGAACCTGTGGTAATGCTGTTGAGTAGTTACCTGGTCCATAACCAAGATATTCAAATGTATGACCAGAAGCACGTAGTATAGAAGGTCTATGAAACTCAATAGCAATAGGTCTAATACTTCTAATCAATACAGCAGCAGATCCATGACTTTGCTTTTGTGTTCCTAAAACACCACGAATAATTTGTAATTTATCACTACCAGCTCCCAATAGAGTAGAACTCTTAATTCTTACAATCTCATTACCAATTTGTGCATAAGAACCATATGGGAATCTTTGTGAAATACCAGATTTACTATTCAATAAAGTGATAGGACCAATCGTATCATCAGAATTTACAACACCACTAGCAACTTCATAATTAAATATTTCTGCACCTCTTGAAGATATATTTTCATTATCCTTTTCAGAAACCTCATCATTTGCAGACAATCCATGTTTTAGAATCCATCCATTAGAATATGGTAAGGTACCACTTGGAGTAGTTTTTGTAATAAATCTCGTATTTACATTACCACCTGCAGTACCACCAAGTTTTTCAACAATTAATTCTCCCCTATTAACATTATCAGAACTATTAAATTGAATTTTATTACCTTTAACCAATCCATGAGGTTTGCTACCAACGGTTGTAAATACACATTGACCATTTACAATCTCTACAGATGCTTCAATACTAGGACCAACAACAAAAGCATATTGATCTGTAGTAGGTCTAGCATCTCCTGTTGCTGTTACAATACCAATCTGATTTGTTCCAGGAACTGTAGTCATCCTATAGTATAAATCACTGGTAGTCTCAGATCCAGTAAATTGAATTGTAAGATTTGTATTGTTACCTAACTGAGCATCTGTAAGATTACTACCAGATGTATCAGCAGATATATGACCATTACTACCAGCACCAATAACACTAGTATCATAATAACCTTTACCACCAGCAGACCAACCTGAACCAGGATTTGTAATAGTTAATTCACTTATAGTGTTACTTTGAACTACTATTTTAGCTAATGTTCCTTTCCAAGTTGATAATCCAGAATCAGTAAATATCTTTACATTGTAATATGTTCCATTAGTATACCCAGAACCATTTGATTGAGGAACACCTGATACTAAACCACCTATATTATGATCCCTTCCAAAGGTAATTGTTGAACTGTTAGAGGCATGTGATATACTACTAATTGTTAAACCAATACCAAGATTTATATTAAGAGTATCAACAGTCTCTCTTGTAATACTTCTATCAGGATAATTAGTTCCAACTGCTCCTAATGGTGCTCTTAATGCAAACGATTTAGATGCCTTTGGATTCTCATCAATATTATCTCTATTAAGTTGTGGGTATAAATTAACAACATTTTGACTGTATTTTAATTTTTCAAATCCACCTTCATCAACAGGTAATTTATTATTTGCATTTAATGGATATGCATGATATATACCATCTACAGAATCACTTGTATTATAATTTGTAAAAATTTCATTTCTATAAAGATATACATTTGATTGCATATCTATTCTTTCAAATCTAGGTAATGATACATCAGCAGTAACGTTACCTACAAACGGATTTGTTGTTGCCGCAGCTAAAGATCTTCCTGGAGAATATGTAAATGACATACTATCAATAAGACCATCTACAGTAAAGGTTCCATTGTATCCAACATTATCCTCACCAGTAGTATTACCTGATGATTTCAAACCTTTAATTACAACAGTATCACCTATATTCAAATTATGTGATCTATTACCACCTATAGTTACTTTTTGAATACTACTATTGTAAGTAGCACTACGAATATACTTTAAATTTCTAGCATAATCATAATCATTTCTAGTTAAGTCAGTAGTATCTGTATCTACAGTAAAATCTTCATTTTTTCTATAACCAGTTCTACTTGATTCTTGTATAACAAATCCATTTTCAGGATTCTTTGCAAGAAGGGTTTCACCAGGAATTGTTAATCTTAATTTGTATATTTTATCGATTAAATTTCTATTATCAGCTATTCTCTTAACATAAGTTGGTTCTGTTTTTACACCTGCACCTTTTATACTATCCAAATAAGCATAAAGTGTAGCACCTTGAGAGTTCTGATCTGCTTGACTATTGGTTGCAATATACCACTGATTATTACTACTATCATACTGTATTGGATGACCAATATCACCAGATTCTTTATCAGTAACTCTACTTAGAACTTTAAGATTTGTTCCTCCAGTAACATCTATTGGAACATCTAAATCAGCATTAGATTTAGAAGATGCTAATTTAAATTGTGAATTAGAATATCTAATTGCATAATAAACTACATCTTCTTCAATATTTTCAGGAAGATCTCCATCTTCACTTCTAACAAGAACCTTTTCACCTGTTGCAAGTTGATGTGTTCCTGAAAATAGTGTGAAAAGTTTATCTGATGGTGAATCGACTGAATACTCTTTAACACTCCTAATAGTAGTGCTTATAGAACCATTAGCATCAATCATACTAATGTATGCCCATTTTTCAACACCATTGGCATCTTTAACAAATATCTTATCTTCTTTTTTAGCACCTATACGATAACCTTGGGTTAAAGATGGTGGTTTAACATCTTCACTTATAAATCCATCAAGATATACTTTTCCATCACTGGATACACCATTTCCACCAGTATCAGCAGAAAATCTCATCCAATCAATTTCTTCTTCATCCGAAGTAATTGCTTTTGGTGTGATAATATGTGTTAGATAACTCGTGTCATCTTTTTCAAATGCTTCTTTCTTAAATCCATCAGAAACTAATGCAATTTGTCCAAAGTTAGAGTTAGAGTTTGTGATAGAAGCATCACCACCACTTTCTGCAGCAAAATGCTTATTATATCCAATAGCAAACACAGAAACTATCTGAAGAATAGCATCATTAGTAATATTAACGTGTGTGGTTTCCCATCCAGATCTATAAATTGCCTCAGAATCTAAATGATAGACCCTAGAAGGATTAGTTGGTGATGATTCTTGTGCTAATCTAGGTGGTTGAGTTGCTACAATATTAATTCCTTCATATGATCTATTCGATTTATTATATTTTACAAATGCTCTATCATCTTTTTGCAGTGAGACACCAGTAAACTGAGCAACAACCATGGATTTAAATCCAGTTGACTTATTACCATCTGCCTTCATACCATTCATACCATAAACTGAACGTAATGAACAGTTAAAGATATATGGAGATGCACCATCAACAGTATCAGTCTCAATAGTTACTGTGGCACCTGTTACATTATTAGCAGGTGTTTCTAATCCTGGATTGAAATCAGCAAGAGTATACTTAAATTTCTTAGAATCATTTGGAAATGTTTGTGTAACTACAGCAGATACATTATAATCAGCTGGACTAACACCATTAATTTTAATAGGAGTTCCTATATCAAAATTATGATCATTTTGAGTTTCTACAGTAACTTGACTTGTTGCATATACTTCATCACCTGCATAGATTTTAGTTATAGAAACAGGATCTGAGGCGAATGCACCAACAATTTCATACTCTGGTCTTCTAGATGAAAATCCTCTTGTACTTGTAGGATACTTATCTTGAATATTTCTCGTAGATGCAGAATCATAAGCCACAGAAAGCTTATGATAATACATATTCAAATCATCTATACCTGTAACAGGATGTTTATTTATTCCATCAGCATATTCAAATACAGTTAATTTATGGTGAGAGAACGTTGGTCTTTCAACATCAGAATTATTAACATAAACTTCACTATTTTCATTCCCATCAAAAATAGAGAACTGCCAGAAATAACATCCACCAGTTATTCTAAAGATGGCAGATGTTGCAGTATCATCTGTAGGGTTAGGAACATACTTAGGTCTTATCTTCGTCTTTCTTAAATCTAGTCCAACAATAGAGGTACCTCTAGGTACAATAACTCCACCATGAACACTATTATATCTGTAAAGTACATTATCTGCTTGATTTAAATCAAAATTAGAATCTAATGTTAAATCGAATATGGATGCATTTACTTGCGCCCCACCAGGTGTTAATGCTTTAACTCCACCATTATCTAATATTCCATATCCAGGTCTATTATCAATTAAATACTCACCTGGCATTAATAATATAGTAGTTTTCTCTACTAAATCATTATTATTTCCTATATTATAAGAAAATCTTGCTGCTTCAATTAATGCTCTCTGCAGACTTTTGAATGGTCTTGTCTGAGAATTACCTTCATTTGTAATGTCATCCGTCGAATCCAAATCACTTGGACTCACATAAAGAATACGACCTTCTACATTCTTTAGGAAATTATCTAGCTTATTCAGGGGCATCGCTGACTTCTAATCTATTTCTATGATATATTTAGTAAGGCAGAAATTAATAATTTTTATCGAGGTGGTATTGAGTCATATTTTATCTCATCTTCATTCAAAAGATCGGTGCATACCTTCAATACTCTCATAAATTGATCTGTATCCTCACATTTTAAGTATTTCTCGCACCCTTGATTACTTTTAATCAAAAATGCACGAGAACACAAATCAATTACAACACCAAGAACATTCTCGTCCATAGAAGTCACTATAAGTTTTTTTAATTATAGATCATCTATTTTATTTTGTCAAGATGGTTTTGTTGGCCAAAATGAATGAGATACATATATAACATCCTTCACATTACTATCAGTAAGATTTGCTGGCAAATCTCTTAGTGCCTGTCTATATGTAGCCCACTCTGTCTTCTTAGTAGAGTCTAATGGACTATCAGTATATTGAGTCCAATCTGAACCAGTTAATTTTTTATTTCTTTTTTCTCTAACTTGTTCATAATACTCACTTAGAGGTGTTGGATCTACATATTCTGGTATTATAAATTTTCCATCAATATAAGATTGTCCAATACCAATACCAGCATACTCTGTGGATGCTATACCAACCATAGTAGATCCAGTAGGAGGTGTCCAAGTGGTTGTGTTACCATCCCATTCTATTACATTTGTTATTTTGTTATCTTCAACAACAGCGTATATGCCCATGTTCTATCTCCTAAAAATTAATGTTACTTTATTACTTTCAATAATACCATATTTATCCATTTTTTCTAACCCCTATTACCATCCAAGAATTATTACAACACCCTTATTACCAGCATTTCCATTTGTTGATTGATTACATACACTTCTACCAGCTCCACCTTTACCATAGTTACTACCACCCAAACCACCAGCACTTCCACCAGCACCAGCAGCATCTGACCTCCCACCAGGCATACCTGTAAACTTAAGAGTACCATTTGAAATAGTACCACCACTTCCACCAGCAGATCTTTGTCCAATACCAGTATTAGAAGAACCACCTCCACCATTAGCTTTAACAGTCATATTGGTACCTGTTACCTTACTTTGTCCACCTGATTGACCATTACTACCTGCCTTTCCTGCTGCTCCACCTCCTCCAACAACAACACTATAATTACCACTCAATGAAGATTGATTAAAGTAACTGATGGCGCAACCTCCACCTCCTCCACCACCAGTGGTAGAACCATCACAACCATCATCATCTTGACCTTCTGCTCTACCAGATCCACCACCACCACCAATACATATAACCAGAAACTGATCATAATCAGCAGGAGACCCTGTTTTTGGTTTCCATGTATTGGTACCGTTCGTCCAATGCTTAAAGTACATACCACGTGCTAGATTGGGGAAAGTGAAATCTGCTGTTATATTTGTTAAACCCTGATTTCTATTTAAAGTAAGTCTTTTGCCATCGGTTATATTACTAAAACTAGCACCAGTAACATAACTATCAATTGTAGAAATAGCATCCCATACAGGCTGAGAATCATCACCTGTACTTTTTAAAAACTGGCCGTTTTCTCCATAATCTGCAGCACCTTCATCTCCAATACCAAATGCACCACTTCTATTAATTACATATCTTTGAGTCCCTCTAGTATCATTATCAGCTAGTGTTTTTTCATCAATGATTCTAAGTACAGAATTAGCAGCAGTAGTACCCTTGACATCAATACTATATGCTACAGTATCATCACTATTACAGAATGTTATCTGACCACCTTGCTTTACATTATCATGTCTACGAAGTAATGCTGTACCATTAACATCCAAAGCAACTGCACCGTCTATAAAGGATGCAGTATCTCTAGAATATCCTGGAGCAAATCCAATTGTTCTACTTGCTTTCTTAACTATTGCACCAGCACCAACATTAGAAGTTGTTATACCTAAAGTTCCTTCCTCAGTTAACAACATATGTCGTTTTCCTATTCCACCAGTTTCAAATAATATTCCATAATTATCACCAGCATCCCAGTCAGCACCTAAACCTTGTTTTGTTAATTGTATACGAGCATCATAATTCTCACCTTCAGAACTATCTTTAAAATCAATATATGCTCCACCATCCTCCAAACCAGTATCACTAGTACCCCTACATATTTCTATACCACCATCACCACTTATAGAAGCATAATTAACATCGTTACCACCATAAGCAAATACCTCTCCCCTATCATCAGGACTAGTAAGATGAGAAATTTTTAATATATTTACAGCTTTCTCTTTAGAATTAGGTTCTGTTATAAATGTAAACTCATTAGTACCAGCAACTATTGGATTAGTACCCGATAGTCCTGTATATAAAACTTGGTGTTCTGCAGTAGGAACAGTCAATGTTCCTGTAATATTATCAGCATAAACAGTACCCCATTTATTATTTTCACTACCCAAATTCTGAGTACCACTATCACCTGATGGTATTATTGTAGTACTCTTTGCATTAAATGTTACAGTATCAGCTGCAGCATCTCCTAATGTAACATTTCCATTTAAGCTTGCAGCACCAGTAGCATCTAAAACTCCTGTCATAAGAGTACCAGTTGTTAATAAATTAGCATGTGGATTGTATGTTAAACCATCACTATCTTGATGTACTTCTTTACCTTCAGCAGTATTTCCAGAAACAAATGTAGGATAGTATGTTGCATTATCAGATTTCAATGTTATATTAACCTTATTCGAAGAAAATCCATCTTCACAACCAATTGTTAATGTATTATTACCTCCACTAGAATTACCTTTTACTGTAATTCCATTAGCACCTGTAATGTTTACATCATCATTATTTGTACCACCAAGAGAAAGTCTTATTCCACTACTTCCATTAGCATTACCAAAAGTAGGTAATGTATAAGTTCTACTAACAAATTCTAATCCATCATTAGTAGAATTAATTGCAACAACTTTACCTAAACCGCCTGCATTAGTAGTACCATAACTTTCAGGAGTATCTGTAAGATCTAAGAAATTACTAGCACCACCAAGAGATGATAAAGTAAGATCTGCTGTTATATCTACTAAACTCTGATTTCTTGTTAGAGTTAATCGTCTACCTCCTGTTATATTACTCCAACTAGCACCAGTAACATAACTATCAGTACCCACAGAAGATGCATCAGTAAATATTAATGCATCTGCATTACCATTAACTGCAACAAGTTTATTAGCATTATCAGTGTAAGCACTAGGTGTATCTTCTAAATCAACAAAATTGAGGTTTACTCCATCTCCAGCAGCAACTTGAGCCCAAGTTAAAGATCCAGATGCATTAGTTTGAAGAAAATATCCAGCAGTAGACGCAGATGGAGCATTAGTAATATTAATCATACTTTCATCAACTGCTCCTGGTTGAATAGTTCCATCTGCAGTTACATCACCACTAGCATCAAAATTAACCTCCCATGCAACATCACCAGTCATTGCAATTTTTCTTGATTCTAAAGTACCAATAAACTTACCAGTATATTCTTTGGCATAAACCTTTCTCCAATAGTTGGAACCATCACCAAGATCTTTACCATCAGCATCATCACTAGCAGATGCATTATGTGATGGGAATATATGACTAGCAACTTTACTATTAAATGTTGCAGTATCAGTTGCAGCACCTCCTAATGTAACATTTCCATTTAAGGTTGCAGTACCAGTAACATCAAGTTGACAATCAACGGTTAATTTCTCACCATCATCTGCAGAATTTGATCTAAACTTTAAGTGTGGATTTACAAGAAGAAATGAACCACGATCAGTATCAGTTGGTGTAGTCGTAGTAAATGTTAGATAAGTAGTATTTTCATTTTCACTACTTGCTGTATTAATTTTTTCTATTGATCCACTAAAAGAACCATTAAATTCATTAGCAAAAACGGTACCCCATTTGGCACCTAGTTCTCCAAGATTCCATTCTGATACACCAGTCTCATTATCTTCCTCCAATACTGGTATGATATGACTGGCTACCTTGGAAGTGAATGTTGTTGTATCAGCATTAGTATTACCAAGAGTTGTATTTCCAGTTACAGTTAAATTTACAGGAGTTAATGTATCAGTACTAGAATTATACTTAAGTTCACTATCCATATATACATCTTTACTATCTCCACTACCAGCAACAAAGGTTAAATAACGATCATTAGCATTATTATCTGTTCCAATATCTAATGCTTGTGCAGATGTAGAATCTCCAGATAAAGAACCTGTAAATTGTCTGGCATAAATGTTTCTCCAATATGCACTACCTCCACCAAGATCTAAACCACTAACATCATCCTTATTATCTGCATTAGTTTTTGGTAATACGGAACTATTAACTTTACCAGTAAATGTTATCGTATCTTCACTAGCACTATTTCCAAGTGTTGTATTACCCTCAACATTCAACAGAGTACTAACACTTACATTAGGTGAGGTTATATTACCTGATGTTAATGTATCAGTATTAGGATTATACTTAAGTTCACTATCCATATATACATTTTGAGTATCTCCACTAGCAGCAACAAAGGTTAAATAACGATCACCAGCATTATCATCTGTTCCAATAGTTAATGTTGTTGCAGTACTTGCAGGTAAGTCACTAGCATCTTGCCATATAGCTGCAGCAGAAGAACCTTTACTGGTTAATACTTGACCATCCGTTCCATAACTATCACTGATACCTGAACCGTCAGGTGTGTATCCACCCCAAAGACCAATTTGACCAGCGTTTCCGACCTGTAATCTTGATCTTCTAACTTTTTTAAGAGGATCAGCATTATTGACATCCAATACTTCAAACCTTAGAGTATCATCATTATGTTCATAATTAATAGCACCAACTTCAGTTGCACCAGAATCACTAAATGTAAGATATGAATTTCCGTCTGTGGTATTTGCTTTAATATCTACCTTTGCCCATTTTCCATCAGTATTTCCAATTCTTTCGAATCTAGCTACAAGTGCTTTATCAGAACTAAATGTAGATATTCCTGCATCATCAATGCGAAGTCTTTGTATTCCATCTGTTTTTATTGTAAAGTGTGTAGTTAAACCAACATCAACTACTTCTGCAGATGTATCTTTTTCTACTATTTTATCAATTGTACTATCAATAGTACCTTTAAAATTACCATAATAGTCACGAGCAGTAACGATACCAACAGCTAAAACACTATTATTATCCTCAAGATAATCTTTAATTGTTTTACCAATAATAGCATCATCAGCAATTGGATTTGTGGTTCCTATACCAACATGACCTGCTGATGTGATGCGAAGTTTTTCATTAGGATGAACTAATGAACCATCAATTCTAAATGAAATATTACTGTCTTCTGCTTCATTATTAGAGTCTGCTTCAATTATAAAATTTGGGCTATTATATCTGATTTTAGAATCGGAATTATCATCAGAATCTGTCCATTGAAGTTGAGGTCCAGAATTCTGAATATGTAACGGTGATTGTGGATTATTAGTTCCAATACCAAATGTACTAGTATCATTAGATGCCTTATAATTATAAACTAATTTACTATCACTATACAATTGCTCATATTGTCTACTATTATGAGCATTATTATCTCTAACAAAAGAAACATAGTAACTTTGTACATCATCTCCATTTGCATTATCGGTCGTTCCAATACCAACCTTATCCGCATTAGTTGCAACAGCTGAATTTGTTTCCCATTTTACATATGATGCACCACCATCTTCAATGGCAGTTAATACTTGAGCACTACCACCAGAACTTCCAGCACAATCTATTATACCTCTACCAGGTTTAATATTAAAACTCTTATCACCAGTTAACCAACGATTAGAACCAGCACCAATGGCTAATTGATTACTAACACAAGATGCATTAGCGCATGTTTTAAGATCTAATTCAACTTGATACCCTATTGCAACATTAAAACTTCCATCTAATTGAGTACATGCTGCCTGTGCTCCTAAAAATGTATTTGCACCTTGATCTACTGCAAGTGGTCCTAGACAAAAACCAGCCTTAAAACCAATAGCAGTATTTTGTATTCCAAGAATATCACAAGAGACTTCTGTATCCCCTACAGTTACTAATCTTCCTCTTAATGCATTAGAACCAATTGCAACATTATTACCACCACTAGTAACACCACGACCTGCATAAGCCCCTAAGAAAGTATTACCATTCGCACTGGTATTGCATAATCCTGCACCAAGACCAATTCCAATTGTGTAAGATGCTGAAGATGCATAACGACCAGCAGATAAACCCAAGAAAATATTATTATCTCCAGTCTCCATTGCCTCACCTGCAAGGGGACCTAAAAATACATTTTGTTTACCACTAGTAATTTCTTGTCCAGCAGATCTACCAATAAAAATATTACAACATCCAGATGGTGATGAATCAATTTTACCACGTCCAGCAAGATATCCACCATAAAAATTATAAGATCCAGTAATATTGTGCCTTCCAGCAGAAGCACCTAAGAAAACATTAGCATCTCCAACTTCATCAGAACCACCAGCACCACCAGCACCAGTAGTCTTACAACCAGCATATGCTCCTACAAAAATATTATAACAAGTCTGTGCAGTAATAGCATTACCAGCATAAGTACCTGCCTTTAAGTTTTTATAAACATCCTCATCCCAATGACCAGTACCATCCAGTCCACTACCATTACCTATGAAACAATTGGCATAAACCTTATTCCATTTTTTATCTGCTTTTCCTAAATCAAAAATCCCAGTACAATCTATAGTTGGACTTACATCTGATTTAAAATACGATTTATTTCCATCCGCAGTACTGCTTTTAAAAGTAACAAGTCCTACAGTATCTCCAGCACTATTTGCTGGATTTATAGAAATTATACCTTCAGAACTTTCATTATATAAAACAAATAATTTATCTGCTCCACCATAACTTCTTATAGATCCCTGAAAATTATTACAAGTTCCACTCAAATATAATACACCACCTACACCAAGAGACCTACTAATAGGACTATAGGTTATTCCAATACCAGTATAAAAATCTTCATATTTTCTGTCAGTATGGGAATGATTTTCATCAACAAAAGAAAGATAATAATTTTTATCTGATGTAGCAAGAGAAGTATCAGTCTGCCCAATAGCAAGTCTATCAGCCTTTCCTATTGCAGAAACACCTGTCGCATTAACCCAAGAACCACCTTTGTATACTTTAATTGCCATTATCTATTATTTTTTAAATATTTATTCATGATTTATGGTATAAAACCGTGGACATCAAAAGTTACAAAAATATCACTTGTGTTTCCACTATCATTTGTAACTGTAATACCTGCTGAAGATCCTGCAACTGAATAACTAGATCCACCACTTTCTCCATCGCAGGCTGCATTCATCCAATCTAAACTAGAATTATTTGTTCCTCTTAACCCAATTTGATAGGTTCTTGTTGTCATAAATGTTGCGTTAGCATCTCTCATACTAACAACAGTAACTAAACCACCCCCATAAGGAGTTCCTTCTAGTTGGAAAGCTTGAGAAGCTCCATTTGCTACTTCATAATAAAAAGTTTCTTTAAGACTAGTTTTAGAAGCAGCAGTGCTATTCCTACGAGAAAGATACTGTCTTCCTATAGTTATTGTATCACCCTCTGATGTGATACGAAGTCTTTCTGTTCCTTCTGTTGTTACCTTGAAGTGTCCATCAGTACCAGTATCAACTACTTCTGCTGATGTATTACCTTCTTCTATTTTATCTGCTGATGCATTTTTAACAGCAGTTGCTAAGTCTTCTATCCTTACTTGGGTATAAATTTCTGGTCCAGTATTATAACTACCTCCAGGGTTCATACCGTGTCCAAGTCCTACATCACTTTTAGGTTCTGTAGCCCAATGCATAATTTTAAAATATGTTTCCGAAGCAGTGGTAGTTATAATTTTAGATCCAGTACTAACAGACTGAACATGCTCATTATTAGCATTAGTAGTATTTTCATTTGAACCTTCGACATATGATGCTCCTCCATCAAGTCCAGCATTTGTAATATGTGATGAGGTAGTACTATAAACTAATCTAGTTTTATGACGATTGACATTAAAACCAGGAGCACTCCAGTCTATCTTATAGGTTCCTGCTGGCAGTGAAAAACTACCAGGTGTAATTCCACCACTCTTTACGTTTTGACCATTTGAAGTTGGATAAAAAGTTACAAAATCAAATGGATCTTCTTCTACAGTTAAATCTCTATCTACCCATGCATCCTGATTAAAATCACCACCAGTTGTTCCAAAGTCTTTCTGGTCTTTTAATAGAGCAACTTTAGATGTTCCTGCAACATAATCATCTCCAGCATTTTTAACAGCAGTTGCTAAGTCTTCTATCTTTATTTCCGTATAAATTGAAGAATTAGTTGCACCCAAGGAATCGGCCACTCTTTGACCAAATCCAGTATTAGCCTGGGTTTCGTTACACCAATGAACAATCTTAAACCAAGTGGTGTCGGTAATTTCTACAATCTTAGAACCGAATGATCTTGTCGATGTAGGTATTGTTCCAGTACCTTCTCCAGTTGTATTTTCAGATGAACCTTGAGCATAATTACCAGTAGATTCTAAAGAATTAGGCATACCAGGATCTGAAATGTCTTCTTTCGTAGTACTCCAAATCAATCTAGTTATATGACGATTAACATTCATTCCAGGAGCATTCCATTCTATCTTATAAGTTCCTGCTGGTAGTGACCAATAACCAGGAGTGTTTCCATTAGTACCTGCAGTTGTCTGACCATTGGGAGTAGGAACAAGATTAACAAAACCATAAGGATCTTCTTTTACTGTTAAATCTCTATCTCTCCATGCATCCTTCGTAAAAGTTCCACCCTGTACATTATAATTCTTCTGGTCTTTTAATAGAGCAACTTTAGTTTTTCCTGTATTTTCTTTAACAGCAGTTTTTAAATCTTCTATTTCTATTTGTGCATAAACTGAATCACCAGCATTTGCAGAATAGTTGGCAGAACCAAGTCCATAAATACTGAATGCATATTCACACCAATGCGATAATTGAATATAGGTGTCTTGAACAAAGGTTATAGAAGCAATAGTTCCAAATGAAGATGAAGCTGTGTGATTGATAGTTTTATCAACATTACCACCTGTCCATGCTGCAGCTGTCATTTCTTCCTCTGTTGCAGAAAACTCGGAAGAACCCTGTACTGAACTTACATTACTGTCAAGTCTCCCATCAACATTTACACTATCACTAGTAGAATATTGTAATACAGTATTATGTGTATCTACATTATAAGCAGGAGCTGACCATTTAATACTATAAGTACCTGCAGGTACTTTAATTATTGTTGCGAAACCATTTCCAATAGTGGCAGTATTATGAAGAGTAATACCAATATTATTTGTATCATCTAATGTATTAAATTTTCTAATATTCGGACCTATAGCAGCATCCCCTCCATGATCAGATGCTGGATTTCCTGCAGTGACAGGTCTTTGATCTTTTATTGTTGCAACCTTAGTTATTCCTGTGTTTACTACATCTACTTCTTTAACAGCAGTTGCTAAGTCTTCTATTCTTACTTCCGTATAAATGTTATCAGGATCTCCAGCACCAGCAGTAGACAATTTTCGACCAAATCCATCAGTTGCACCTGAAATATCACTAGTACAATAATGCATAATCTTAAACCAAGTTGGTTGAGTGATCTTTATAACCTTAGAACCGAATGATCTTGTTTGTGAAGGATCACTATATTCAGTTGAACCCTCAACATATGATGCTGATGCATGAAGACCAGAAGCTGAAATTTGTCCTTCAACTATACTCCAAACCAATCTACTCATATGACGATCATTACTCTTTGCAGGAGCACTCCATTCTATCTTATAAGTTCCTGGTTGTAATGACCAATAACCAGGTTTAAGTCCAGTACTTGGAGTGGTCTTTGTTCCACCATTACTATTAAAATTAACAAAACTTTGAGGATCTTCTATTTCTGTTAAATCTCTATCTCTCCACGCACCTGCAGCAAATCCTCCACCGTTTACACTATCAATCTTTGCATCTTTTATTAATGCAACTCTAGTTATTCCTGTGTTTAATACATCTACTTCTTTAACAGCAGTTGCTAAATCTTCTATCGATATTTGTGTATAAACTGACTTATCAGGTGCATCTCCACCAGTAATAGTCCTACCATCACCAAAAATTGCAGCAGTATTAAAACCTCTAGTTGGTGACATACCACCAACTGCAACACCATCAATTATCGAATACATTTTAAAGTATGTTCTTTCACTAAGAGTTAATATAGTTTCACCAAATGATCTACTTTGTACCGTATTGGCACTATTTTCAACACATTCAGAACTTCCTAAAACCCTATCATAAGAAGAAAAAGTAGAATCGGTACTATATCGAAGAGATGTTTGATGCCTATCCATTCTACCAGCAGGAACACTCCATTTTATTCGGTAAGTACCTGAACCCAATGAAAACTCAGTCTTTATAGTGGCTGTATCAGTAGCTACTGGAAAAGTAACAAAACCTTGAGGGTCAACCTTATCACTTAGTGCTCTTGATGTCCATTCGTTTGCAGTAATCGAACCTAAATCACCAGTACTACTATCTGTTCTATATTCTAATAATGCAACCTTAGTTATTCCTGTACTACCATTAACACCAGCAGAAGCACTGGTATCATACCAAATATCACCTTCACAAAGATTACCAGTAGGTTCAGTATCACCAATATACCTTTTACCATAAGCATTACTGGTTGAACCAATACCTATAACTGAAGTACCAGCACTAGTAACAACAGTAATAGGTGCATCTAAAGCATCACATTCTCTTTCAGTTCTTGGATTGCTCTGACTTAAATCATCCTTATATTGTTTAACAAATACATCAGTAACAGCATTACCAGTACCTTCAGCACCCCAATAAACACTTACACCATCTCCACCACTCTTTAATACCTGACCATTCGATCCATAAATTTGAGTGGCATTTCTTCCAGCACCTCCAGCATCAATTCCAATAGCACCATCTTTTGTGATACGAAGTCTTTCTATTGGATTAGTACTAGCAGCAGGAGTTGTGTAGAATGCTAATCTACCTGGTGATTCATCATTATCAACAACAACACCACTTGCTTCATCAACTTGAGATCTTATTCCACCAAAAACATTATAATCACCACTACCATCAGAACCACTAAAATCAATTTGCGCTATATTATCACCACCTTTAACAGCACCATCTGAACCTACAGCAGTTCCTCTTGACTTACCAAAATTAATGTATGCTGGATGTTCATCATCACTATTTCTTGTAATTGAGATACTTGCAGTTGATGCATCTATTCCTTCTATTTGGAGTGCATTCTCAAATCCACCAGTTTTTGATTGAGAACTTGTTGTTCCACTTCTTAATAAAAATCTACCATCTTTATTGATTTGAAGTCTTTCGGTTCCTTCTGTTATTACCTTGAAGTGTCCATTAGTACCAGTATCAACTACTTCTGCTGATGTATTACCTTCTTCTATTTTATCTAATGTTGGTGTTCCAGGAGTATTTGTAGTCCAACTTAAATTTCCACTTCCATCAGTTTTAAGAACCTCATCTGCCTCTCCATCATCTACAGGTAATGTAAGTGTATAATCTGCTGTTAAATTTCCTGTGGCTGGAGCTTGAAGAGTAATTTTATTAGTACTATCAGAATCATAAATGTTGAAAAATTCTCCATGATAATTTTGAGCATAAACATTAGCCCAACGATGAGAATTACTTTCTGCTAAATTATAAGTCTGATTTGTCTTTGGATTTACATTTGAATTAAAATATGTTTTCCTAGCACCATTTTCTGAAATAAAACTAACAATTCCTACATCATTATCACTTACAATAACAGTATCCTTTACACTTATCCCCATAAAAGCGGATCCACGACTAAAAATTCCAAAAATACCATCATCACCACCATAACTAATAATATCACCAGATGTACCATTTTCTCCTTTTAACCAAAGAGATCCATCAAGATATAGATGACTGTGATTACCATTAAATGTTATTCCAGCACCAGTATAAACACCTTCAGGTTGACCTGGATCAGCATTATTATCCTCAACAAATGTTAAATGATATGCACGATCAGTAGCAACACCAACAGTATTAACTCTATAAGCAGTATCAGCTGATAAACTACCTGGATTAGTCCATTTTACAATACCTCCTTGAGAAGTTAATACTTCATTAAGTTCACCTGATTCATTATCACCATCATAAAATTTACCTTTAACCATCAAGTCTGTGGTACTAGTAAGTCCTGTTACCGTAATTCCTATACCAGAAGTTTGTAATTTTGGACCACCTCCATCATAATATAAATCAACAGAAGAATTTGATTTAGCAACAACCATTGACTCAGTATTATTACCAAGAAGTTGTATTAAAGATCCTCCATATGTTTTTAAATTTAAATTACCTTCTCCATTATTATGAATAATAGCATCACTTCCATCCTGATAAATTTCTAATCCTGGAAGCTCATCACTATCATCATCACCAAATATTGCTTTTACGTTAGTTTTAAATTCTAATATTCCTGCAGATCTTCTCCAAGTAAGTGAAGTAATACCAAGATTATTTTCATCAGTACCATTAAAATATACATTACCTTTAAATGAAGTTATACCACTAACACTTAAAGTATCAGATGGAATTGTGGTTCCAATACCAACTCTACCATTATCTTGAGGGTCATAAACAAATAAACCAGTTGAATAAACTTTCTCACTCTTTCTATCATCATGAGGATGATTTTCATCAACAAAAGTTATAAAATGTGTTCCAATACCAGCATCTGCTGCATTTATACTACCTATACCAATTTTACTAGCATTAATAGTTGTCAAGTCACTAGGAGAAACCCATGCTACACCACCACTTTGTCTTGTTTCTAAAATATATCCACTTTCTGTACCATAACTATTATCTTTATCATAAAATGCACCATCAAGTCTTAATGAACCAGTAGTAGTAAGACCAGTAACTTTAATTCCAGCATCAGTGGTTTCTAATTTTTTAGCAGTACCACGAAACAATTCTGTCTCATAATTACCAGTATTATTAAAACGAAGACTTAAATTTACATGATTTTCATCTGTTATTTCAACTCTTTGATTACTTGATAAGTATAATGCTGAAGCAGCAGGATTATTATGTTCAACAACACTATTAGGTTCTGTATCATTAGTATCATGATATATTTGTAAATCGTTACCATCACCAAATACTGCTTTTACATTATCTTTAAACTCTAGTGCAGATGAAGATGGTTTCCAAGTAATAGAAGTTATTCCTACACTACCATCATTATCATCAATACCATTAAAATATACATCTCCTCTAAAAGAAGTTATACCAAGAACATCTAGAGTAGTATTTGGTGTAGTCGTTCCAATACCAATAGAACCTATCCCAACATCATTACCATCTTCATAATGAACGTTGTAAGTTAAGGCATTACCAGAATAGAGATATTCCATATCTCTACCTTCTGTATTATTAGAATCAACAAAAGTAGGGTAATAGATTGAAGTTGCACCAACAGATACTGCTCCAGTAGTACCAACACCAACTTTAAAGGCATTCTGAACTGTTATATCATCTGGAGACTTCCAATTAACTCCTGTTACTGTTGATTCTAAAAGATAAGTGGATTGACCTGGACTTCCAGTTTCATCCCATACTGGACCCCAGAAAGAAGAAATACCAGATACAGATAAACTATTAGTTGTAGTTATTCCTGTTACGGTAACACCAGTTCCTATAGTTTCTAACCTTTCTTTTCCACTATGATATAAAAGAGCTCTTGCATTATTACCACTATGCAATCTTAATAATGGTCTCCAATCTTCATCAAAGAATTGGAATGCTCCTGGACCACCTCCACCATCTGACCTGAATACTAATCCACCCGATCCTTTCTCATGAATAAATGAGCAGTTAGTATTATTATTCTTTGTAATAGGATCTCCATTCTTATCAAGTTCACCTTGAAGACTCGCAGTATGATATATCCGTAAATCGCCGCCTGTTTTACTACCAAAGGTAGCTTGTACTTCATCTTTAAACTCCAATTTACCTGTACCACTTTGCCAAGTAAGTGAAGTAAATCCAATATTATTTTGAAGACCATTAAAATATACACTACCTTTAAATGATGTTATACCAGTAACATTTAACGTGGTATCATCAGATATTATATCAGTTCCAATACCAACAGAACCTATACCTGCATTCCCATCATAAGAATAGATGAAATCATGAGTATTATAAAGATATTCATTTTGTCTATCATCATGTTCATTATTATTTTTAACAAAAGCAGGATAATAAATTGAATCTTTATCCGTAGATCCAATACCAACCTTATTAGCATTTTCTACAGTTAATCCTTGAGGATTTGCCCAATTTACTTTACCATCTCTAGACTCTAAAATATATCCCTCAGTTGGTCCACCCAATTCACCATCTTTATCTCTAATACCTGCATTGAATGATACATTACCCTCAAAACTGGATATACCTACAAAAGTAGACATTCCACCAACAATAACATCTCCAAATGTAGAAAATCCTACAAATGTGGAAAGACCAGTTACATGTACATCATTCCTAAATGTAGTGAATCCTATAAATGTAGATACACCAGCAACAAATACATCATCTTTAAATGTGGAAAATCCTACAAATGTAGATAATCCACTTACATATAAATCAGTTGCAGATGCAGTTCCAATACTAGAAACACCAGAAACACTAAATTGTTTTGTAAATAAAGTCTCACCAGTTACTGTTGTAATACCAGCAAATGTAGTTACACCAGATATTACCTCTAAACCATCACTGAAAGTAGATAATCCTATAAAGGTAGACATACCAGAAACTTCCAAGTTCTTGAGTGTAGAAATTCCTGTTACCTTTAATTGTTCTACATTTATTGCAACTGGACTATATATCCCACCGTTAATATTATTAGCATAGATATTATCCCATCTATTATTAGGAGATCCCAAATCAAAAAGGCCAACATCAGAAGGACTTGGTATTAAATGACTGGTTACAAGTCCAGTTACAGAAAGAATATTAGTAGTTGTGACTCCAGTAACAGTTACACCTGCTCCAGTAACTTCTAATCTAGTATTCCCACCTTGCTGTAACTTAAAACCTAAATTTGCAGATGATATATCATTAATAACAGAGTCTGTTCCATCAAATTTAATTTCTAAATTATTATCTTCATCCTTACCAAAATATAATGCCTTATTATGAAGAATTCTTGTATTTTCAAGAGTGGTAATACCAACAACTTTCAATCCACCATTACTAGCTCTAAGTCCTTGTCCTGCTGTAACAATACCAAGAGAATCTATATTAGTTACATCTTCAGATGTTACAGCACCTTCAACAAAAACATTACCTACAAAAGTAGTAACTCCAACAAACCTAGAATTACCTAGAACATCCAACAATCTAGTTGGTTGAGTACTTCCTATACCAACACGTTCATCAGTGATACCATTAGTATAATCATAAACAAGTAATTTACCACCAGTTATTTTTCCATCAGAACCATGATATTGAACTTGTGTTTTATCACCAGCAGCAACTGAAACTCCATCTATTGATTGGTCTGCCCAAACTAATCCACCAGTGGCACTTCTTACAAGAACTTGATCGGTATCTCCAGAATCATGATCTTTATCAAATACATTTCCAGTAATGAATAAAGTACCATCAATATCAAGAGTTTCTTGTGGTTGAGTACTTGCTATACCAACTCTACTATTAGTATTATCATAAGACAATCCACTTGCTGCACCAAATTCTCCATTATTATTAAAAATAACTTGATGATCATCTCCTATAGGAGCAGCAGTAATCGTAACTGCTGTTCCTGGATTACCATCAGCATCTAAAGTACCAACTGCAGTAAGAATATTACCTTTTATATTCAACTCAGTAGTACTATTAAGACCTGCAGTATTTGGAAGAATAGTTCCATCATTTCTAACAGTTATAGCACCTGGTTGAACTCCACCACCAATAGGTTTCCAAAATCTTTCTCCTGGATGCGTTTCAACAGAAACAATTTGATATTGTTGTCCACCAGGAATATTATCAACTTCAGGTGGATCACCTAAATTGGGTTCTGCTTGTTCAATACTAAGATATTGATACCTATCAGACGTTAAACCGCTCTGTGGGGTTCTTTTTACTCTACCACTAAAATACTTAGGCATATTACTGTGCGGTTGAATTTTCTAAAATACTACAAATAAGTTCCATTTGTAGAGGACCAACTAGTCCACCAGCAGTTGATACACCTACATGTACAGAGAATTGATTAACCTTTCCAACATCAACAGTAATATTTGGTGTGCTGGAATTTTTAATTGGAATACTTTTATTATATACTGGATCAGTTGTTCTTGGATAAGTCTTAGTTGAACTATTTCCATCCATATCACATGTGAATTTCAAACTATTTGCAGTAAATTTAACAGTATCTGAAGTCGTATAAGAATGTGCTCCTACATTTAATGTCAATTCACCATTGCTAGGATTATAACTCGCAGCAGTGATCTGTGGGGTTGCAGTAGTATTTTCACTAGTATCAGTTATAGTAATAGCACTATCCCAAGGTAAATTAACTGCCACATGAACACCTGGAGTATTAACTCCCAATTCATCACCAGAACTACCCCAATGCGATGGATCTGTTGTTCTGGGATATTTATGTTCTGTTAGATAATTATCTTGTGAGCACTTAAATACAAATCCTTCTGTCGCAAGTCCTACTTTTGACTTAGCAAGATTTGCTGGATGACGTTTTATTTTTCCTCCTGCACCAGGTGATTGGAATGTGTGAGCATGTCGATCACCTGGAATAGGAGCAATACCAACATTGCAAGTAAAAGTAGTATCATCAACTCTAGTAACTGGAATAAACTTTCCAAATACTGGATCAGTAGTTCTTCCAACACCTGCTGCTGCTCCTCCAGTTGCCACTCTTGGATATGAATGGTCTGTTGTATTACTATCTTTTGCACAACGGAATGTAAGAGCACCTTCTTCAAATAATACTAAATCACCAGTTTGCCAACCTCCTGATGGTGTAGCAGTTGTTTTAATTGTTAAAAGACCTGTAGTATGATTATAAGATGTAACTGAAGCATCTGTTGCAGTATATGGTTCTGGATTTACCAAACCAGTACCATAATTAGCAGTAAAACTAACAATACCTGAAATAGGATCATAATCTGCTGCTGTTGGTTTTAATGTATCACCACCAATCACATTAACAGAACCTACCTCTGAACGAACAAATCGATGAATAGCTGCTCTATAAGTATGAGGCAATCCTTTTACAATACCAGTATTGACAACAAATGTTTTAGATATTCCTACATTTCCATTCTCATCTACTACATTTGTAATTGAAAATGCTGCTTGTGGTGCAGGGAAAATAGCACTTGTAATACCTGCAGTTGATGGACAAGTAAATGCAATACCTGTCATGGTTACTTGATGATCAACACTAAATTTATGTGGATCTAATGTTGTTATCGTAGTAACTCCACTTATATTATCATATTGAGCATCAGTAACTGTTGTAATACCACTCTGTATTCCACTGATAACAATTGCATCAGAAACCACTGCTGTTCTTTCTAAAACTAATCTACCATCAATTAAAACTAATGCATCATTTGGTGGGATTTCACCATCTTTAATAAGTCTATTATTTCTTACATTACCTGCCGTTCTTGTTGCTACACTCGTTCTCCTATGTGTAAATGTAACACTAGGATATGATTGACCTATACCAACATTAGATACCTGTGCATACAAAACAATTG